GGTTGCTGCTGCACACTGTTCCGTTTGGAACAGTATTGGCCATGTTTTACGATTAGAACCAATCCAGGTGGATGCGACTCGTTTCATGGTGGCTGCGGTGGTGTTGGTCCTACCGGTGCCGGAAACTTCATTAATGAGTTTCGCGAGCAGCTCGGGGTCAACTCCGCCCTTAATAGCCATCTCTCTGATTTCGGTCACAAAATCTGGTTGTCTTATCACCCGACCCCAAAGGGTCGTGTAAAGCATGTCTAGCACATACCAAGTACAAAATAGGAAAATAAAGGAAGCCATCGTCGCTAGGGGTGCAAGCACCCGAAGGTCGGTGTAGCCTTCTCTACTGTATTCTACTACCGGGTGTACAGAAGTCCATCCTAGCCATACCATAGTCTTGAGACTGTCGGTATATTCGTCGAGGCGGTAGATTTCCGGCCTTTCCAAAATAGTGTAGATGTAGAAGTTGCGCCAGGCGAGGCCTGCGGAGATTCCACCGTGTACACTGGCTAATAGGGTCCATCTGAAAACTAAACCACTTAGTGTGACTGAGTACCAATACCAATTGTGGATGGAGAGGTAAGCACACCCTACACAGGTGAAGTGTAGTAGGGTTCGGTAGGCATACAACCTATTGTCGAAGTTTTCCGCTGTTACTTCTACTTGCCAATGAGTGCGCTCTTCGCTTAGGCCGAGTCGGCTCAAGTTTTCGAGGCTTAAATTGTTCAAAAAGAAGTAAAGTGCTACGGACACAACGACGTAAGACACGAAGAGCTTTGTTTGCATACTCGACTTTCGGTAATGTATCTCAGACGCACCATTGTGTGGTGGGACTACGAACATACCCGTAGGCGTGGCTGCGTTACTAGCGTACAGATCTGCCTGCTTCTGAATGGATTCAGGAGTTGGCGTCAAATCTTCGAGCTCTTCGTAAAGATCAGCAAGAGCGCCTTTAACGCTTGGGTTGACCACATCAATTGGTCTCGTTAAAGGTTTCTTTGGGGGAGCATTCCCCTCGTCGTCGGAACCGTCGTCACCGTCGCCGGGCTTGGGTGCATCAGGTTTTGTTACTGGTGCATCCTTACTGGGCTTGGTTGGTTTGGGTTCTTCCTTCGGCTTTTTCGAATCTGCTGGCTTGTCACTGGGGGCTTTCTTGCTCACCTCCTTAGCCTTAGGCTTTGGTGGCTTGCTGTCCGCCTTGGTAGATTCTTCGAACAAATCTGCTCGTTTCTTCTTCCCATCCCCGGTGGCTCGCTCGAGCTTGGCGTTGGCTTTCCTAAGTTCCTCTAGTTTTAGAGTCACTGCTGCTAGTTCTGCTTCGGCTGCTTGCCCTCTTGCGCGCTGATTCTTCTTGCGCTCTCGGTCTTTCGCTCCCTTGGGATTAACCAAAGGAACACCTCCACCGTCGGAGGTTTGGCCACCAGACTGGCCTGGGTTGGAGAGATCAGGCTCCACGGGGGTATTGGCCCCTGAAGCTGGTGCGGGTACACCAGCGGTCGCAGCTTCCGACACTGCATCCTCAGTAACCTCGAAGGTGACTTTGGGTTTGGACACACCCACCTTTGGTGTGCCCTGGTTGTTCCCGCCGGAACTCAAGTTGCTCTCGTCAGCAACGTTAGCTGAGGTTTGCAAAACCTCGGCTTGGACCTGTTCGACATTCTGG